AACTCTCTGAATTTTAACACCCTGTTGTCCATCGGGCATAGTATAAATTTTTACAACTTTCCAAGCCATTCCTGTTACTCCAGAAAGAGTAGAAGCAGCACTACCACTAGACTTAATTACTTCTAAGAATCCTGTAGTTCCAGGCGCTAAATAATTACCCTCAGAAATTTCAACACCAGTAGTTTCTGCCGTATCTGAAGTGTTAGCTTCAAAAGTATTTGTTGTCATAATATCGCCAACATAAGTTCTAATTAAGCGTGGATAAATTTTTCCATCAGTAAAATCGTCCACTTTATATACAAAATCTTTATGATGTTGTTTTCTTTCATCATAAAGTTTTTCTTCATTGTAAACAAGCATAAATTCACCATCACCAGTGAAATTTACTTCACCTGCAGCGTAGTCATATTTAGCAAACTGACCCTGCTCAAGTTGAGTAATTGCATTACTTGGCTGGCCACTTGCCGCAGTGTTAGCTTTTGCAGGTAATTGAGCATAAATCTGACCAGTGACAATACCAGAAAGGTGATTAGGCTCAACTTGTCCATAACCTTTTCTCTTAATCGTTGCCATATTTTAGCATCCTCCTAATAAAAATATTAACCAAGTTTTTCTTGTTCTTTAACAGCTTTCACCCAATCTGGTAAGTTGCTGTTTTCATTATCACTATTTAATGTATAAGTAATAATTTTATCTTCTTTTTCTTCAGTTTCTTTTGAAAAACTGATTTTCTTATCAAAACAAATTACTGAAAGTTTTGCTTTAATTTCACTTAAAGTGTACTTCTCTTTATTGCTAATAACATCAGCCTTATCTTCATCAGAAAGCATATAGAATTCAGCAATAAGTGCATCCTTTTTCTGATTATCAATTTCTTTCTTGAAATTTAAAAGTTCTTGATATTGACTTTGAAGTTCAGTATAAGAATTCTTTAAAGAATCAAGTTCTTCTTGAAGTAATTCATACTTCTTAGCATTTTTCTTATCTTTATCATCATCATCTTTATCAGTATTTTCATCGTCTGTGTCATCTTCAGAATTTTCATCAGATTCGCCATCTGCATTTTCTTCCGCAGATTTCTTTTCTTTTTCTTCATCCTTTTTTACATAATCAGCAGGAGCAGAAGTTCCTTCATCATTAACCTATGGAGTTGTTTCAGAAACCGCCGTTTCCTGTGTAAATTCAGTTACAGGATCAGTATTTTCATTCTCAACAACCACAGTGTTTTCAAGATTCTCCATCTGTTGTCCTCCTCCGTTTAAGGCATTCTTTAAATCTTGCATCATACTATAAAGTGTGTGCGTAAACTTATCGTCTAATGTAAATTTTGTACTTACATCTGGAGCCGTTACAGAAGCGCCTTCGAAGCAAGGCTCAACATCGTCTCCTAATATACAAATTTTTTGAATAATAGCATCATTTATAATAAAGAAATCTAATCCATTAGCATAATTCTTTTCCCAATGTCCTTGAACTGATTTCTATTGAAGCTACATTGACTGTGGACGTCCCTCTTTCACAGGTAAGCTGGATTCTGGAAATTGTTCTGTCCAAAGATAACCAGTTGTCATAAGATACTTTCTAACAACTGTATTACCCATTCCATCACTGTCTTCGAAATTTTGAAACCACACTTGAGCATCAGGAGAAACAAATCCATAAGGAATTGTTTGACACTCGAATTTGATTCCCTCATCATCAATAATTATTTTTTCTCCATGATCTGTAAAATCTTCTTTATTATCTCTATAATATCCAACAATTGGCGCCCCACGAAGGGTCTTACCAATTTCTGTCGCAACTTCTTCAGAAATGAAACTGCGGTTTCTATTTGTTCCAACATAAAGAACTTTAATATCACATTTTGACATTAAAGGATTTATATCAAGAGGTTGAAGATTTAAAAATTCAGGAGAATCTATTGTCGCAACTGATTGATGCATAATAAAATCTCCTTTTCATTCCCATATATAATAAAAATTTGAATAATATTCTTAATAACTCTTGTCCAAAAAATTTTAAAAATTTTTAATTCATACTTTCACGATTCTGAATTGTTTTAGTTGATTTCTCACTATCTTCTTTCTCAGGCCTACCCGCACCCTATTTTGTCTCGCCAGTAGTCTTATTGCGATTAAGAACTTCTGCGTTCATAGTGCTCGACATTAATGGTGGAATAAAGACATTAACTAAATCAAGAATATCATTTTCAAAATAAGCTGTTGCTAAAATTGCGCTTTGTGATTGCCCAAGAGCAATCTGAGGTAACATTTTAGAATAACCTAATTGAGTATGCTCTTTATATTGTTTAGCTAAATCTTTATAATTGTAAATCGTAGTAGGAAGAATTTGCGCTCTGTAAGTTACTTTTTTTGGACTTGTATTGAAAGGTGTTAATAAAGCATTTAAAAATGTTTCAAATTGCTGTATTAAATTCCACATTGAAGCTTCATCATTTAAAATAGATCTATCAAGAGCAATATTACCATCAGTATTAAATTGCATCTGTGAAACACCTGCTTCATTATAAACAGTACGCTCTACTTTTTCTAAATCATCTGTTGTTGTTGTAGTATGATTATCTGCCATATCCGCAACATCAACTTCCGCAAAAGTAGTTAAAACATCAATACCAATAGCTTTTGATAACATTTGCACTGCATTATTATGAAGTTGTTGAGCTTCGTCTACATCAAACACTAAATCTCCATTTTTATCAATAGGCATTTTCTGAATAATAATTTTTAATAATTGTTGTTGCATCTTTCTACGATCGAGATCTTGCGCTGCATCTAAATCAATAATAGCTGGAATAACTGCAATAAAAGGCGGGAAATCTTCCCCATTTAAATTAAATTTTATAACAGAACCAACAGTCAATAAGTACCATCCAGAATCATCTCCAGGAAAATCAGGCTTTAATTTTCCTTGTTTATACAACTTATATCCTTTTTCAAATTCTGGCGGAAATACTTTTAACATTCTAAGACGTTGCTACGCATCTGTAAACATATCATCAAAGTATTTCATATTAAACTAAACAAGCGGCTGCCCATTAGAAACTACATATCTAGATCTACAATATCTCGGAGGTAGTTCTTGAACTACCACAGTTCCATTTTTAGCAATTAAATATCCATAATAGCAACCATTTTTAATAACTTTTAAAGCAACGTCTCCAAAAAATCTTTTAGCCTCAAATTTATCTAAGTATGTTAAAACTTTATTAAAACCATCAAGTATCTTTGTAGGCTTGACAGACTAAGCATAATAAGGGGTAACAAGCCAATCATATCTATACATATATGCCATATAACGACATAATCTTTGATAAATACCACTAATTTTATAAAAATAATTAGAAATATCTCTCATCTTATTAAGATCACCATAATGGATAGCTCTTAATACTTGTCCTTTATCTGCTAGTTGCGGATTGACTCTTCTTAAATCTCCAAGTTTTAAAATAACATCAGATACATTTTTTACTCCAACTCGAATTTTTGCAAAATCAACTGGTGTATATCCAGTAGCCTAATTGGGAATTTGGTAATCTTCAGTTCCAATCATATTAAAGCCTTTTTTCTTTATCTATGCCATTCGATTTATCAACTTTAGATACCTCTCCTTCTTTAATACCCTGCCGCATTAAGAATATAATCATAATTAATTCTACCATAGTCCCAATAGGGAATAATCACTAAATTAATATCATGATCTCGACAATACTATCTTTTTTTCATATCATTATATTGTTGTTTTCTTAAACCATTATATCCACCAAATTTTTCTTTAGCTTCATAATGTTGAATACCTTGAAATTCAATTAAAAAATCAATATTATGCTAATCATCAAAAACCGCAAAATCAAATCTTAATGGACGACCAGTATTACTTACTAAATCTGGAAAAGAGTATTCTTCTGCGAACTCTAATCCAGATGCTTGTAAAATCTATTCTATTTTTATTTCTCCTCTAGACGCTCGCATATTTTTTCTCCTTCACTATAATTATATAAAAAAAGTTTTTATATAATTAATAACTTTTGACCTTAACCTTGTGTAAAAAATAAAAAGTCAGAAATATTACGTTTTCTTTTCTTTTTATTTAACTATTCTTCATAACGAATATAATATAAACCATAAATAAAAGCAGAAAATTTATCTTTTTTGACACTTCTATTACTTTGTTTTAAAATAATATTAACACCTTCATTTTCCTAAACAAGATTTAACATTTGCTATTTTAAAATAGAAGTTAATATAAAAGGTCGTAAATATTCATTTCTTTCATCCATGTTCATATTTTGACCTTGCTTAGTAGACATTAATTTTGTTTTTGCTAATCCTTCATCAATTAAAAATCTGATTTTCCCGCTAAACATTTGAGTTTGAGCATAACTATAAGCCTAAGTATTAATTGGTGCATTAGCTTTAATTAAATATAAAACATCTTTCTAAGTCTCTGGTGTCACAAATTTTTTATATTCAGGATATTCATCTGTATTAAAAACTCCAAAAGGAGGTAAATACTATCCATCTTCAGTGTCTTGCGGTTTTATTAAATAATCAATTAATCCAACACCTAATCCATTCGCATCCACCGCAATTCTACGAGGTTTATATTTATAATATAAATGTTTAATATGAATACATTGAGTTTCAAAATGTTCTGCATCATATGTATAAATATTAACAAGAGTCTTATGAGCTGACCCCTGTACTTGTGGGGTTACTTTAAAAACACAAATTTCAGTTGTACATCCTACACGCCCAACGTCCACTCCAAATACATAATATGCATTTTTAGAAGATCTCCCGCTGTACTCATATTCTGGTTGTAATAATACTCTATATTTATCAAATTTTTCGGAAGAAAAGAAAGCATTTTCTACATCTCCAGACCATATACTTCTATACTATCTATTAAACGACTAATCATTAAAAGTACCTTGTAATCTTAATTGCTAAACAAAGTCTTCATCTAATAGTCCTGAAACAACAGGCGTTTCATAAGTTCCACCCATAATCATAAACTAATCAGGATCTATAATTGAATTAATTAAAATCTATATTAGTTTATGATAAGCAAATGAATTTTTCCATCCGGCGGTAGTAATATAAATTTGACTTTTATTTACATTTTCTTCTTTGTGGCGGCTGCCATCTGAGAGACGCCTATCAACGTTGGTAGTAGGAATAATAACTTCATTTAAAATGTCTCCATCAATAAGAACGCACTATTCCATTAATCCGCCTGTTCGACGCTGGCCTCTAGAAGATTGTCTTGCCGCAAGAATATCAATAGTTGAACCATTTTTAAATACATATTTTACGTTGTCTTTTGATTTAGTAGAAACTCCACGATCCCAATTAATTTCATTATTTAATCCAGGAATAAGTCTACATATCTACTAGATCTTTGCGATTGTAATCGAGGCTGCTTGCTACTTACCGCCCGTGGTTACAAACAAATGTGAGTTAGGATATAAAATACATCTTATCATCAACGCCATCATTGACAAAAAAGACTTCGAATAAGCACGTGGAAAAGTCGCGTACACATACCTATGCCGCATAACAATTCTTAAAAATATTCTTTGATAAAATAAGAAATTAAATGTACTATCTTTTCCTTTTATAAAATCTACAAATATATCAGGGTATTCCCTAAAATAAGCAATTAAATCTCTTAATCCATCTATATCTTGTAGTAATCGCTATTCAGATAGCCCTTGTTTTCTAAAATCTCTCCCCGAGGATAACTAAAGTAATTCTTTTAAATTCATACTTGTTTTATCCTCCTATTTTGATACTATTCTTCAATTAAAGTATCATCTAGGTCATTATCATGTGTCTTCATATGATTTAAAACATTTTTAAAATCTACAAAATCATCATCTTCAAGTTCAACGGTATCTAATCCTTTTGCTCTTGCTTCTTTTTTATCTTTCTTCATTTCATCAGAGATACGCTTATCTTGAAGATATTTTTCAATTTCTTGAGCTAAAGATTTATCTTCATAAATTAAATTTTTATTATAAGCTTTTAAATCTAAAATAATTTGATCAATAATATCCTGAGGTTCATCACAATGATAACGTGGAATTTCTCCACTATGACTCTATACAAAATCAACAATAGCAGAAGCAGAATCAATTCCCGCACCTTCTTTATCTTTATTTTGCGCTTCTGTAAATTTTGCGGATTTCATTAATGAATCATATACACGAGATAATTTTTGATAAGAATCTATGTCGCCGCAATCAATAGCCTAATCCATTTTTAAAGAAGTTTTACAAATTTTCTTTAAAGTATCAATTCTGGCGGCACCTTGTATATCAAAAGAACTCATAAACTCATTATATAACTGTTCAAGAGCAACCCATTGACTAGGTTTATACAATCTACCCCACTTAACCGCAAGATACATTTTATCATCTTTACTTAAATCTGAACCAACATCTGGCAGTTCATTCTAAGATAAAAAGTTCTGCTATTGAAATGGATTTTTAGCTTGGCTTAATGCATCAGCATAAGATTGCGGTTGACCATATGCCTAATACATTTGACCCAAATGCTAGCCAGTTATATTATTTCCCCATTGAGGTAATTCTTTATTTTGGGTTTCTGTGCTAACTAAAGTTTGATATTCAGCAAGTGAAATTTTTCCCTAACTTAATTTAACTTTCAATTCAGCTTCATATCGCTACTTTTCTTCTTTTTCTGCCTATTCTTTTTTAGCCTTTTTTTCATCCATTTCTTTTTGAATTTTTTTAGTATCTGCATATCCATATTCCCGCCATTGTTTAAGTTTCATTTTCGCAAGATACTTACCTACAACTGACATTCCATTCATTTTATAAGGATCTTTAGCAAATGCTCTATCTCTTAATACATTCCATTCAGTAGGAATATAGGGAACATCAAATTTTTCTAAAATCCATTCAAAAGTATGGAAATCAAAATTATCAATATGTGCAGTTAAACATTCTTTACAAATCTCACATTTACTACCATCTTTATATGTGTAAAAATTAATTTGACCGATCCGTTTACCGCATCTCTAACATGCACATTTCCCATTCTTATCTGGTTCTTGTCCTAATTTCTTTGCCATAAAAATCTCCTTTCTATTTTTATATAAAAAATAGTATATTAAATTAAGCTTTTTTGACCTTTGTTGTTTTTTTATTTCTACAACATTTACACATACTATATAAACCATCTTTTGCGGTTTTATTTTTTGTGAAAAAATAGGGATGAGCTAATTTTACTTCATGACATCTAGAACATCTTTTCCATTTACCCTTTTCTTTTATGGTATAATACCATACGATCCAATCTTCTTTTGCCCTATCTGAAATTATTTTTGGGATTTTTTTACGCCAAACAACGGAAAGGTATTCAACAGAATAGGTAACGCCATATTTTTGTTTCAGCTATATAGAAATGTCTTTATTTTGTAAGCCGTCAATTTTTAATTTAACAACATCATATAAAATAGGATAATCTTTTTGTAAAGCTTTATCAATAAGATTATCAAAATCCTCCATTAAAAACCACCAATCTCCATCAAAATTACCCCAAGCCTATTCTTTTATTTTAGAATAATTACACAATAGACAACTAACATGATGAGGATTAAATAATGATATTAAACAATTACTAACTGGGTCACCTTTTTCATCAATTTTTACTCTTTCATTTAAAACAATATGATTTACATTTTTTGTTAATTTCATTGAGGTAATTGGCGGTTTATAGGAACTTTTTAATATGTATTGATCTTGCCGCATCTATATTAATTGTTTAGTTAATAAAAATTTCTTTTTCCCAGTTGCTTCTTTTTGTTGACTCTCTATTTTTTTTATCTATTCTCTTAATTCTTTTAATCCAGGTATTGTAGCAATATCATCTTCAGTGATCTATATTTTTGGAACTAATAAAATATTCTTATCGCCGCCAGTCATAAAATTATAAATACCATCTTCACCATTCTCTAATTTTAAAACAAGCCCTTCATAAGAAGTTTCTCTTTTATTAACGGTAACCATTCTATTATCTGTTAAAATTGTCTTTTCTTTCTTGCTCTGTTGAGTCTATACTAAATATCTAGTTAACTCTTCCAAATAATAAGGCGTTAACCGCTAAGGAGGTGTAGTATTTACAATTTGATGAACTATTTTATTACGCTAATTAATATCAGTAATAGTATGATCCAATCTAGCATAAGGTCTTTTACTATCAATATTTTTAGATAGAGGAGCATTTTTTATACCTGCCTATTTCATAAAACACTCCTTTCTTAGTCTTATAGATATATTATAGCAAAAAAATTTTTCTTTGTCAATCTAGTTTTAAGCATACCTTAATTGATTTTTTTAAAAAAATTTTGTATAATAATTGTATAGTAAAAATGAAAGAGGAAAATAAAAAATGATTTTAGCTGTAACAGGACATCGACCAGGACGATTAAAAGGACAAGAGAAACTAGTAAAAAAGTGGGCGGTGGAGCAGCTTACTCGCCTTCAGCCATCATTGATTTTTGACGGCATGGCACAAGGGACTGATCAAATTATAGCAACAGCCGCAAAGGAGTTGGATATACCTATAGTTTGCTGCTATCCATTTCCCAAAAAGTATTATTCACCAACAGAAAAGTGGATTATGGAAGGAAATCATATTGCTTTTATTTCTGATAAATATTCAAAAATGGCATATTTTGTTAGAGACCGTTTTATGGTGGATAATGCAGATACTCTCTTGTGTGTATGGGACGGTGTTGGCGGTGGAGGAACATTCATAACAAGGAATTATGCTATTGAAAAAAATAAACAAATTATTGAATATATGGGGTTAAGATAAATGAAAGTTAAAGCAAATTATAATTTAACTCTTAATAAAGGAAGCTTTGTAAAAAATAAAGTTTACAATTATCAAGAGCGTAAAGGAAAATTTTTTATAACAACAGAAGAAGGTAAAGAGCAAGATTTAGAATTTGCGGAGTTTGATATATTTTTTACTATTTTGAAAAATTAAAAAATTTATAATATAATATACTTGTAAATGATAAATAAATAAAATATTAAAGACTAAAGAGAAAAGGAGGCGGCAGGTATGAGACGGCCATATACCTGCAAAACCGCATGGTAACTACAGAATTTATTGTAAATGAAAAGAAGCGCACAGTTGTTTGTATCATTACTACAGTTGATGATTTTATCACTAGAATTGAAAAATATGGACTTGGTGATGATAAATATGATGATATTGAAGATGTTCGCATTTATAAAGGAATTGCGAAATGCTGCCCGCAGGATACCTGGGATGAATCTTATGGGAAGAAACTTGCAGAATGGAGAGCTGAGCGTCAGCGTCAGGTAGATATTAATAATGAAATCTATGACTATACTTTTAGTATGCGTGATAGACTTGTAACACTTGAAACTTATGGTATGCTAAAAAAGCCAACTCCGCCTAGGGGATATTCAAAAGAAAATCCTGAGATTGAAGCCGCAAACAAAGGACTTGTATAATGAAAGAGAAATTAACAAAAGAAAGAGCGCTAGAGCTTCATCGGCGGATGTGGAGTGATATGCGGGCGGAATTAGGTAATAATCCTGATGGTTTTGATAGAAGAAAATTTAAAGAAAAATGGTGCGCAGAACATAATTTTAAAGATGTAATGGCTCATTGTTTTTTGTGTGAATATGATGAGCAGAAAGATGGGGACTGCAGTGATTGTTTAATTGATTGGAGCCCGCTTTCTGGCTCTCCTCAAGCATCACATTGTTATAGTGGGTATCGTGATGAAAATAATTGGTGGAGAGTTATATGGAGATCCGCACCAATTGATGAAATTTTAAATCTACCTGAAAGAAAAGGAGTATAAGAATGTTTATTGTAAATCCGTGGATTTTTTATTTTGCTGAAATATGTGAGGGAATAAAGGCTGTTGCTATTATTTTTGCAATAACTGCTTTTGTTTATGTAGCATGTATATGGGGTTTATGGAAGGCTGGAGAAATAAGATCTTTTTGGTGGGATAAGAAAACAAAAATAGTTACAATTATTGGAATTATTTTTATGATTTTTGCAGTAGCTATTCCTTCACAGAGTACTTGTTATAAAATGATTATTGCATCACAGGTCACCGCAGAAAATTTGGATAAGGTAGAAGATACTATTGAAAGAATCGCTGATTATGTGGCGGATAAGGATGAATAAAAATGGATATGTTGTTATTGATACTTTGGATTTTTATTGGAGTAATTAATATTGCGAACGCCGCTAATGGTGGAGAGATTTCTATTGTTAATTATGTTTTGTGTTGGATTATGTTGCTTGTAAATTTGGCGGCAAGATGTTTTGATTAAAAGGAGAGGTAAGAAGGAAATGAATGAAAAGAATGTTGTAATTAGAGAAGATGAAAAGAATGTTGTTTGGTGTCCGACGTGCGGAGCTGCTTTTTATAGAGATTCCGCAAATTGGGAAAGAGAAACTTGCGGGCACTGTGGAACCCCGCTTAATTGGGAAAATGTGAAGGATTAAGAGATGGGTTATTATGATGAAGGTTCTAATGTAAAAGTTATTGCATTTATTTTTTATATCCTTATTATAGGGTTTCTTATTGTAGTTAGTTTTTGGAGACCTATTGATAAAGCTACAAATATAAGATATGAAACTATTGAAGTTACTGATAAAATGGTTAAAGATGATAAATATTTAGTTTATTCTACTGATACCACTTATGAGATTACTGATAGTTGGCTTTATGGAAGATTTAATTCTTCTGATTTATATGGGAAAATTGAAGTTGGAAAAACTTATAGGATAAAAGTTGGCGGAAGTAGGAAACCATTTTTTAGTTGGTATCCAAATATTTATGAGGCAAAGGAAATGGAGGGATGATAAATCATCCCTCCATTTTTGGTTTGGAGAGGGAAGTGGGATTTAAATCGTTTTTTAATTTTGAAAATTAATTTGGAGAGAGTTGTGTGGAGACAATACCCTTTTCACATTTTTAAAAAATTTTTCTCCCGAAATATACCCCCCCAGATAATTATTAAGGAAGTGTCTGTAGCTGAACAAATCTGACGAGTACGTCTGTAGATTGATACGCCCCAAAAAATACATAAAACACTCATAC